AAGAAGAAGTTAAGAGGCAATCTACACGACTGCGAGAGGGCATTATCGGCGTGTTTAAGCGCACAAAATATAACAAGTGACACCATTTACATTTATAGCGCAAAAGAAGCCGTAAAAGTCGCTAAACAAGTTGAGAAGACTAAACGCAAAGTCAAAGTCCAGGAAACCAAACAGAACAAATCAAACAATAAAACAGATGTAAAAACGGACTGGTTTTTAAACTTGATGCAAGGAATGACCAGAATGACTGCTATACTAACTGCTGGAGGCTTTGTTGGTGGTGGTGTGGTGATCACAAAGTTGCTACAAGCACTCAAAGCCAAAGTATCTTGGCTATCTTGGCTACCTATTTAATGTTTATAAAAAAATAAAAAACAAAAGTATAAACGGCTTATCTTTACGACTCTATGACGCCCTACTCTGGGCATTCATTGTTTTTGTTTTGGTGCGCATCGTAAATGGTGCGCACTTTTTTTTAATTATTTTTATTTTTTTTTACTTGAATAGTATAAAATTAAAAAAATAGTTTTATATTTGTGTTGTCAATATGACGGAACTTAAACAAAACACAATGAGAAAGATTACAAAAACACAAAAAGGTAAAACCGCAACAATTATTTTTGATAAGCCAGACGCATACGCATATGTGGATTCCGATGGGAATTACGTTTACAATATAGATGAATTTGAGTTAAATAAAATGTTGGGAACTATATCTCACAAAAAGGGTAAATATGAATATTGTAGGAAATTGATTGCAGTATCTAAAAAATACATTGACAAAAAAAATAAATACTTGAATAGAGAGTTTGACTCATTAGTTAAAAAAACTGGGCTAACAAATAACGTAGGGGTTAGGCATTTTCTTAAAAAATTAGAACTATAAAACAAACACAATGGAATCACTAAACAATTTTTTTAACCAACTAAATGCAATCAACGAGCATTTTGAAACAAATTTTTTTACACCAAAAGAAAATACAATGATAGACCAATTAAAAGCAGAACGCAAAAGACAAAAGATTAGCAGAGCAGCAATAGCACCTAAACTCGGTGTAACTGAAGCTACATTATTCAACTGGGAAAGTGGCAAGAACGACATTACATTTGGCAAGTTCTTGGACTACGCCAAGCTTCTCGGAATAGAAGTAACTATCGAATTTCAAAACCAGCAGAATAACAAAGTAAACCAATCGTTACAAGTTGTTCAGCGACTAACTGAATTAAAGCTACCTAAAAGCCTTAACGATCGTAACGAGTTAGATGGCATTTACACTAACACCTATTTCGAGTGCGAAAGTTTAACAGATGAGGAGATAGAGATTTCGTTATGTTTTAACGATTTAGATGTATGGTTTGATTACGTTGTAGAACGTGATGCAGTTGTTGAGTATTTTTACACCACCAATTCGCAATACGAGGCGTTAGTAGATATGGACTATTTAGCCACGAAACAAGCGTGGGTAGGCTACGAGGAAATTGAGTTGGATTATGAGCAGATATTCGACTACTTAGTTAGAACTGGCGAGATTGCTAATTACTTACAATATCAAATTGAGGAATGAGAATAAGAAGCACAGTAAAGCCCGATATTCAGTTAAGCTTTAACGACTGGATCAAATACATTAGAGAAGAATTAAAAAAGAACTACACTAAAAAATAAGACAATGAGCAAATTACCAAAAATTCAAGACCTTTATTTAGACAAAGAACAAGCGCATAAAAATGATGCACTCCAAACTTTATTAAACTCACAACCAAAAGAAGAATGGGTAAAATTGCATCCTTACATAAAGGGATATAGATATTTACCAATAGATAAAATTGAATTTCTTCTTCAAAAGATATTTAAGAAGTATCGCATTGAAATACTTCGAGAGGGTGTAAGTTTCAACGGAGTTTATGTAGTAGTGCGAGTACACTATTTAAACCCGGTCACAAACGAAATGGAGTTCCACGATGGAATAGGTGCGAGTCAATTACAAACATCAAGAGGAACTACTCCAGCGCAATTAGAGAATATAAACAATGGCGCACTATCAATGGCTTACCCAATGGCAAAGACAATAGCTATAAAGGATGCGTGTGATCATTTCGGCAATTTGTTTGGTGCTAATTTAAACCGAAAGGATACGCTTAACTATTCGATTGATGAAACTTTAAAATCAAGAGACTGGAAAGCAGAATTAGAAGCAGAGAACAGTATTACTGGCTTAAACGAAATATGGCGTCAAATGTCCGAGAATGAGCAGGTAAGGTACAAGCTATTGTATACTGAAAAATTAAATGAGTGTGGATTGTCTTAAATTTAAAAAATATTATTAACTTAGCGTAAACAAAAAACAAAACAATGAATTTCGATAACTACATTTTTCGCAGTCATATGGTCGGCAACATTATTTCTGTGCCGAAGCCATTAACACCTAACCAAGCTGAGACATTAGCAGACTACCGCAAACGTCAAGCTGGAGAGGGCAGACCATTAACCGACAATCAAATTAAAACTTGGCATTCACTTGAGCATAAGCACAACGAAAGCCAAACGTATAAGCTAACGGACACCGCCAAACGTATTTGTACCGATTTAGTGTTTGAAGCTCGTACTGGTCGTAAATCAAAACTTGAAACCAAGTATTTCGACAAGGGCATTGAAAAGGAAAAAGATGCACGAGACTTGGTAAGCGAGGTTTTAGGCAGACCATTCACAAAAGACGATGAGCGCAGAGCGAATAGCTGGGTAACTGGAAAGCGTGACATCCAAGACGATAACGTAATCATTGACATTAAGACATCGTGGTCGTTTGAGTCATTCAACAAGCACTTACTTGATACACCTAACGAGGTTTATTTGCGCCAATTAGACTCTTATATGGACTTATGGAGCATAAAGGATAGCTTACTTTGCCACGTTCTGGTTGACACACCTGCAAAGCTAATAGACGATGAGATACGCAGACTTGACTGGAAGTATAATATCACAGATATGAACGGAGATGTGCGCGATGAGTTTATAGCTGATGTCGTGGAGTTAGTGCAAAACCATATCTTTACTCGTAAAGGGTTAGAGGAATACTGCTTACAATCGTCTAACGTGCATTTGGAATGGTTTGCAGACTTTAACGAGATACCAGTTGCCGAGAGGCTGCATATGATACCTCATTCATTTGATAAGTTACGCATCCAGCAACGTAACGAGTGCATCACATTAGCTCGTGAGTATATGAATACAATTAAACCAATCAACAACATTATCAAACTTTAAAAAACAAAAACAATGAAAACAAGTATTAAAAACGAATTTGAGCAAAGAGCAAATGACTATGTAAATGATGGCATCCTAACAATGGATAACCAAGATGATTGGCACTATCATTTATTTAACGAAGATTACTATATTGTTGGGTATTACGATGCGGAACAATGGTTAGAGAAACACGGAGTGTATGTGCTTGAAGCCATACAAGTTTGCCAAAACTATGAGAAAGATAATTTTGGGGAATGCCGAGTATATGATAATGCTGAGATGGTCGTAAATATGTATACCTATGTATTAGGCGAAGAATGGATATATGGAGAGGGCGAAGATTTTGTAACAGAATTAATTAACCAATAAAAACAAAAAACAATGACAAGAGCAAAAACAGAAGCCTTTATTCAAGGCATCACAGACGGCACATTTCAAGGAGATGCTGCAACCATCTACAACCTTATCCAAGATAAGCACGTTATGACATTACCAGAAATTTCGGTAATTTTGGACAAATCACTAAACCAGTTTAGCGGCAGAATTTCCGAGTTGCTGGATGCTGGTTTGATTAAAGAAATGAAAGGCGATAAATACAGTCTATTCCGAATAACACAAAGCGAACAAGAACGCTATGAATGCGCCAAGATGCGACACGATGAAAAGATTGAAAAGCTACGCAAGAAAGCAGATGAGTTAGGTTATTTTTTAGTCAAAAAAATGTGGTAAGATGAAAGCAGGAAGTAAAGTAAAAGTATATCTTGGCAATGTAGCGTGTTGCTATGGCGTAGCTACTGGTAGAGCAAAGAAAATGAACGGAGTTACAATTTATGAATTGCAAGAATGTGATCCGTTTGACACTTGGGATGCTGACTATTTTCGAGATGCTAACGAGGTGTCATTTGACATCAAATTTGCAAAAGAAATTAAGACCTATAACAACGGAAAAAGAGTATATTTGAATATGGGAACATTCAACTACTACAAGATGAAAAAAGAATGTTTTAAATACGAACAACGAACACTATTTTAAGATGAACAGAGAGTTAGAATTTAACAAGTTGAACTTACTTTGTTTAGCCATTATAGATAAGTTCGAAGAAATGGAAAGCGAGGGTTTAATTTTTCACAAACAGAAGCAAATAGGCAAAAGATTTGTATGCGAATTAGAGAAGATTACTGGGGTTATTTGCGGTGTGGCAAGTGAAACAGATAATAGCAACTACAAAGAAGCCTTAAACGATGTCCATAAAAGCATAGAAAAGTTAGATGAATTTATGGATGGGATGTATCTAAAAAAAGATTAATTTCTAAATTTTTTAATTATTTAGTTTTATCTTTACAAACTAAGACGTCTCGACCACGTCAAGTTAAAAACTTAATGGCTTATTTTGGAAAGTTGCAGGTCGAGGGCAACGAGTACGGATAAGCCTTTTTTTATTATGAAAAATCAAAAGGAAATATGGAAAGATGTCCCAGATTACGAGGGATACTACCAAGTAAGCAACTTAGGCAGAGTTAAAAGCCTTGAGAGGGTTATTTACAGAAGTAATGGTCATCCTCAAACATTTAAAGAAAGGATATTAAAAGCAGCTACTAGTATTAGTGGATATTTAGTAGTTGCATTAAGCAAAGATGGGAAACTGAAAACTTTTAAAGTGCATCAATTAGTCGCTATGGCATTTCTAAACCATATTCCTTGTGGCAATAAAATGGTAGTTGACCACATAGACAATGACAAACTAAATAACCGAGCAGATAATTTACAAATAACAACCCATAGACACAATTCAACAAAAGACATAAAAGGTGGTACGTCCAAATATACTGGAGTTTGTTGGCATAAGAAAGCAAAAAAATGGAGTTCATCAATTAGGATAAATGGTAAAAATAATCATCTCGGTTTATTTGAAAAAGAAATAGAAGCATCTAAAGCATATCAAAATGCAATAAAAGGAATAGGAGGTTACAATGGCTAAAGAACTACCATATTTTCAGTTTGAACCAGCTGAATATTTGACAAAAGATATATCATTTTGCAGTTTAGAGGCTCAAGGTTTATTTATAAATATTTGTA